TTATTCGCTCTCCTTTTCAAGAAGCAGCAGGTAGCCCGCGCCAAAGGTCCACAGGCCAAGGGTGAAGCACAAGCAGACAGCTGATAGAATAAGCATGAAAAGGTTTGAAGTGCTATGTGGCAGGATTTGACGACAATACCAGCCATCGACGTTTGCTCTTGATAGCGCCTTATCAAGTGCACCTCTTGGATTGGTAAGCAGCGCACCGATTAACCCGCCCATAAGGGCTATTCTTTCAACCTTATTAACTCTCATATAAAACCTCCGGAGAAAATAAAAAATCGACTAAAAGTATAACCCAGGAAGTAGGGGTGTGATTAGTCATTGGTCACGGTTTAGAGAATCAGACTAAAATGCTACGACTACGATAAGTAACCTTGTGGGTCGAAAGGTAGAACCTTCGACTCTTTCAGGTTTGCAAGCTCCACGCAATCGTGGCCATGAGCAGTGAAGAACTGCTGCAAGCGGGTTATGGTCTCCTGCAGGCTCTTAATTCTCTCTGAATCCGTGGCCACGCTTTCTATACCAATCAGCAACTCGCGTGCGTCCATCAGGTCGTACAGGAGTTTCTCGTCGGTCGACATTGCAGCAAGCTCGTTAAGGGTGTCACGCAGGAGGGGAGTAAGGGTAGGAAGTCCGGTCTTTTTGTCTCTGACCTGGACCTTTTTAAGTGTGATCCCCGCCAGTTTAGAATCGATGATTATTTTAGCCTGCCAGGCTGCCAGCTGTTTATAGGAAGGCACCTTGCAGGATTCGTGAATTCTTCTCCATACCAGCGCGGTCGCACAGCCTAGCTCCTGGGCGCGCTTATGCACAATCTTAGTCACCTCATACAGCTGTGCAGGTGTGGCTGTGTCCTTGTCATACTGGAAATGCAACTGCTCGATTTCGTATTTCAGATTAGTTATTTTCTGACCGTACTCGCATTCCAGGGCTTTTATTTTCTGCTCATGCTCACGCTCCAGCTCGAGAAAGCGAGCACCGGTCTCCTTGTCCTCTTTAGCGCGCCATTTTTGCTCAAACGCACGAGCTGCCTCTGTCTTTCTGAGTTCATCCTTTAAGCAGGTAATCGTAAGGTTGAGAGAAGACTCTTGCTCTTTCTTCTCGTAGGCGAGCTCCTTAACTCGGTCGTTCAGTTTTTTAAGCTCTTTGTCTTTTTGTGACAGGGAGTACCCTCCGGTCTTACGGATTGAAGGTAATACTTCATTACAAATCCACTGACGGAACTCACGGGCAACCTTAGCGCGTGACCTCATCATTACGAAGTAAAGTTGTGGCTCGGTGATCATGGTGATCTCTTTTACTCCGTAGCCTGTGTCAAAGCTGGCTAAGTTTAACTTAGGTAGCTCAAATTCATCTTTAATCTGATTTGCAATAACGGTTGCATTTGTAAGATTTAGGCTTGCACATACATCTGCAAGACAGAATAAGATTACACCTTCATCTGAAGTAATTACTCTGATATTTGAACTATGAAAGTCGTAAGTTGAGACTTGATTAGACATAGTAAATGTCTCCTATTGAATAACGTTTTCATTTTGCCTTTTTGAGGGCGGTGAGTGCTGAAAACCTCGTCAATAGTCGAGTGGTATTTATTCAACATATTCATACCACACTCACCATACAGCAGATACACGAAGTCTAATGACTGTGTATTTAAAGAGGTGAGATGACGCTTGTCGCAACATCTGCGCTATTGATTGTCGTGGTTTTCAAGCACGGTAGGGCAGTCCCTACATCGGCGATAATAGCGCAGAAAAATGGGAGCGTCAAGGAGTTATTTTTGTTCTTTTGCCTTTTCTACTGCATTATTAAAATCAGCTAAGGCTGCACAATGATCTCTATGTTCCTCATCATCAAAAACATAGGTGTAGTTTTGCATACCGCAGATAGTTTCTAGTGCACTACATATGTTTTCAATCTGTTCATTTGTTAGTTCAATCTTCATCTTTTACCGCCTTATCCACAGCTGTTTTAAAATCAGCTTGAGCATTTACGATTGCACTTCTAATATTGTAAACAACAGTATCTGCGCTAGCATCTATTCTTCCCTTAGCTAAATCAGCCAAAACATTTAATACGTCTTGAATTAACATTATCTGATTTCTTTCGAGTTCAATCTTCATCTTTAACCTCCACCCCAAAAGGCACCCATTTACCGAAGCTATAAAATTCAAAATTATCAAATAATTCTTGGACTGAAAATCTATTTATTGTTAATAACTCGTCTTTTTCGTTATAAGAAATTGAAAATATTGATTCATCATAAACACAATGGGTCTTTTTATTTCTAAAAACTATATAGATCTCCCTCAAATAGGAATGAGCTCCTGTAAAATCGTAAAACTCATCAAAAGTTTTAAATGGTCTGTACTTTTTATTCATTATTTAACCTCCACTCCAAAAGGCAACCAACACCCTGCGATTTTAATATCAAAGTTCATTGTTTTGTCTCTCAACCTCTTCTATTTTCTTTGACAAAGCCGTATATTTTTTTAGTTTATCAATGTTATCTACGTCGTATTCAATAAAATCCTTAAGTAAATCACCACCTATTGAAATAATAGCTTTCTTAATTAATTCTATCTCATCATCCGTTAAATCAATTATCATTTTTTACTCCTCCGTGACCTCAACGTCTTTTATATGAACTTCCCATTCATTACCTAGGGATCATAACCACAACCAGATAACTCATTTTTTAGCCACCTCCCTAGCCCTGGAGATCCTGTCTGCCAAGCTTCGATTAATATAGATATCGATTTGTCTGGCTTGCTCAGAAGTAATCACACTGTCTAGCACGCAATCGAGAATCGCGGCGTTTACTTGATTATTTACTCTGGCAGCGACACAATTTATAATCGCGCCAAAAATTAAAATAAGACCTACTGCGGTTAGAATTCCCAAGAAAAAAGCAGTCAATTTTTAATCCTCCCGAGGGTATCTCTTGATTGATTCTTTAATTTCTGCACAAAGCCTTCAATAATTTTTGAATAAGATATTTTTTTACCATCTTTTAAGATAAGCTCTAAGTCCACGTCTAAGTCTTCTAAGATATATTCCAGCACTAAAATTTCTAAATTAGTTAATTTGATGTTGTGTGTATCACTTAATTCACTCATTTTTAGCTTTCACTCCAAAAGGTTGCCATTTATCATTTACGTTAATTTCAAATTTATCAAACAAATCGGCAAAAGAATAAACTTGACCATTACCTAAAATGATTGAATATATCGAACCACTATCAATAGGTAGTTCTTTTGTGCCTGTAATACCGACTATAATTGTTGCTCCTGTACTTTTATCTTTTAATTCTAAAACACGACCCACAAAAGCTAAAACATCACAATTCAATAAATCTTCAAGTTCTTCAATATCCTTACAAGGTCTCCATTTAAGTTTTTTCTCTGTAGGCTCTGTTTTCTTTACTTTTTCTAACGGTAAAAAGTAGGTATAGTTACCACAGTAGTCATAACTACAACCAACCATAAAACGATAAATGTTACGACTTTTATTGATCGTATATAATGTATCAATATGCCTTTTATTTTCGATGTAATCATCTAATTGTTCTAGATGGACAGCATAGTATCCTCTTTTGCCTATATAAGCCTTTGCCTGTTCAACGTCATCGGGTCCAAACACATCTTCAGGGTTAAAATTTCTAAACTCCATTTTATTCTTCTGTAACCTCAACGTCTTTTATGTGAACCTCGCATTGATCACCTACGCATGACTTTAATTCCTCTTCAAGTGCTGATGAATTGTTTTCTAAACAATAATTTCTTAAATCAGCTAAAGACATCTTTTGAAAATCTTTGCTCATATCTTCTCTGTCATAGCTATCTGTAATTTCTACAGTAGTTTTAATCTTAATCATTTTCTTCTACTCCGAAGGGCTGCCATTCGCCATCATCATTCATGATTTCAGCAAAATCGAACCACAATCCAAGGTTTCTTCCCTCGATGTTAGGCTCACAAATACCTTTCAAATCAACGTCAATTCTGTTAATTACTATTGTACTTGCAACACGTAGGGCTTTCTTTTCTCTGCACTTAAAGTAAAGACCTAGTAACATTACTGGAGTAAAATCTTCTTTTGTAATATGAGCATTAAAAGATAAAAATTGATAAAGCTCATATAAGTCTCTAAAAGGTCGATACTTCTTTTCTGGCTTATCTTTTTTTACCGCATCTAATGGTAAGAAAAAAGCGAAATTATTAGTTCCACTAAAAGCACCTGTATCTGCAAAATACACTGCATATCCAAAACAATAACAGCCATTGTCGCTTACCTGGTACAACTCATGTAAACGGTCTTTTTCTCCATTGTTGTATCTTTTAATTTCGTCATCAATTTCTGATAAAGAATTTCCAAAAAAGCCTGCATCTGACAGTGTGTGAACATCATCTCTATTAGCCCATGACTTAACGTCCTTAATATCAAACTTCATTTTATTTATCCTCTTTATCAGTAGTTGTGTTTAATGCTGAATAAAATTCTGTTAGTACCGCAACAGTTTTTGCTAACAGAGATATTACTTTTGTATGTTCTGATAAGGTCTTTGCTACAGAGTAAGTAAATATAAAATTAAAAATTGAAATAATCATTACCACAATTATTGCCGTAGTCTCGTACATAATCACCTCAAATCTTAAAACAAACCACTGTCGTCATCGGAGTCCAAAAATGCTATGAAGACTGCAACGAAACAACAGGCGACTAATATACCCAGTAACACTTTAAACAACCTCCAATTTCAGCTTTTTAGCCTGAGCCTTTATCCCTACGAGCTGGTTAAAGTGAAACTCCATGAGGTCTGCGTCCTCTTTTCTTTTCAAAGGTTTAATCCTCGCGGCTAAAATGATCATCGCAGCTAAAAGGCGCATTTCATGGTTGAAGTGTTCCTCAAAGAGGGCTGGGTTTCTTATAAGCCTGCGAGCTCTACGAATATCCAGGAACTCCTCCAGAACAACATCAAATTTAGAATGGAAAACCTTACGAGAAAAATCGTACTTTTTATGCCCGCGCCTAAAGTCCAGGACTTCACGTATATAAGTTTTCACACCACCCGCGGCTCTGTGAACCAGGGCCAGGGCATACATATGATTTTGCGTAAAGCGCCTATACTTACGTTTCATTCCTTGCTCCTAGTCGTAGCTTTCAATAGCTTTGCGAATGTGAGCAGCTGCGATCGCGGTAGAGTCCACGTCACCCTCGCTCAAAATGTCCAGAGCCTCCTCAGCCTCGGATGAGTAACAGTCGCCGAGCAGTTCGGCAGAACCCAGAACGTCGCCATTTTCTAGGCGATCTAGAGCCTTAATAAGTAGTTGCTTCTCTTCCATAGTTAAATACCTCCTCACCTGCACAATTAAATCCATTCGGACCTTGCGCTGCTAGTCCCCATACTTCAGAAGTAACCAAAAGCAGATCACAAACGCTATCATTACTGCTATAAATTCAATCACTGTTTCCATTCTTTTTTCCTTTCCTTCTTATCGCGAGATTCAGCTTTGCAACGGTAATGGCCACCTTGGTAGCCTGTGCGTTCTGTGATCTCAGCTTCTTGGAGTTCAGGATTCCGTTCTCTTCCTTACTTATAAGAGCGAGATTTGACAGCTCGCAGTTGCGAGTGTTGCCATCAAGGAATATAACCATCATTCCTTCGGGTATAGGGCCATGAGCCTGTTCCCATACGTAGCGGTGTTTGAGCACCCAACGATCCCACTGTTTGAGCTCAGCGCCGTCTCTGAGTTTGAGCAGCACGTAGCCGTCACGAAAAACTTCAGTGCCAACCGGAAGTGAGTTCATTGATTTGCAGCCTTTCCGGAACCACGTCCCGCAGATCTTCTCTCTGACCTCTGCGCTCATTTCCCGTCCTTTATTAGTCGGAGTGTGACCCTCTGTAAATCTTCCGGTGCGACCGGTAGATATACCAAGACGAGTCATAAGTCCTTTTAACGCTGTCGGGCCTAATCCCAGACCGAAACGATACTCGAGGATGCCTGTAGCTTCTTTAATCGTGTGCGTTTTCACAAGCTCTCTTAAGGCATCTGTGAATTCCTTTGTGTACCTGGGAGCGTTGACAATTCCGTAGTGAGACTTATAGAACGTCATCGAACTGGCGCTGATAGGTCTTGCGAGCTTGAACTTCTCGTTGCACCTTCTGGCCATCTCGGAATTTGGGACCCTTTCAGAGGCCATATGCCTTACAAAGTCCTGCATTTCAGGAGGGTAACGTCGGTTCATACCTGAGAGCCTTTCTTATCTTTACTGATTCCCAGCAGCGTTTCAGGCATAGCCTCAGCGCCAAACCTGCCGCTCTCGTTTAAAACCTTCACAGCACGAAGCTGGGTGTCAGCGTTATGCAGAATAGACTCCGCCACGCCAACGATAGCTGTCGAACGCGATACCTCGGAGGTGAGCTCGTCACCTTTCAGGCTCTCATCATTAAGCCTTTCAAGAGCTGCAAATAAATGATTATTCAGATCGTTAAGTGAATTCTTCATAGCTGACCTCCTTAATCTGTATCTCTTTCCGAGGTGCTGTCTTTCTTTGCCCGCTCTACGGCATCATCAAACTTCTTTGCAACCTCGCCACAGTAGGATGCAAACGCCGCGTCATACGCTACTGATTCTTGGTACTCCTGCAGAAGCCCTGATACCATCTCGGCAAGATCTGCGCTTAATTCAATCTTCATTTTTATCTCTCTTTTCAATTAGTAAAACAATCGCATCCTTGTGCTCGTCAAGCCAGCAGGTGCCCTTAATCTCGCAGTCAAAGAATGGATGGAGTGCGGTCTCATAATCCCTGCTTACATCTGCAAGTGACACCGTTGTCCAGAAATCACGAACTATCACACGCTTTGGCGCATTCTTGATCTTCTTTCTCTGCTGCACATATCCGTATACATTCATAGTCCTGAGCTCCCGAAACCGCCTAATCCGCGTTCACTCTTAACTCCTGTAACATCGCCCTCCACAAGATGCACATCAGGAAGAGGAACGATGACCAGCTGTGCGATGCGATTGCCCTTAAAGATTTTTAAGTCAAACTTAGCGATGAGAACTACTGAGATAGAGCCTGTGTAGCCCGCATCAATCACACCTGTAGGAGTTGCCACGCCGGCGCAGTTGTAAGATGAGCGCGGAAGGACCAGGCCTACGTATCCTTCCGGAATAAGTACATGCACGCCGGTGTCAACTTTAAAGGTCTTATCAGGACTCAGAGCCACGTCTTCTCTTGCAAAGAGGTCAAAGCCTGCGTCTGCCTCGTGTGCCTTCACAGGTTTGTAAGCTCCTGCATCAAGCTGATAGATGATTTTTTGTTTAAGCATTTGCGCTGTCTCCACCCTCTATATGTTTGATTAAATGGTTGATGTACCATTGGGCCTTCAATAGGTCCTCCCTGCCGTTTTTCTTTTTCCAGCGATACAGGTACTTAATCGCATTCGCAGTACACACAGCTTCGATACCGTTAAGGCCTTCGGTAGCTGCTTCCAGACAGTCAATACATTCAACTTTGCCCTGATAGTGTTCAGGATGGTTAACTACATCATTCATTTTTAATAAATTCCTAAAATTTCCTGAATAGTGTCAAATGACACGTAAATAATTCCTAGAATGAGGAGGATCAAAACTCCAGTACTTAGTAGCTGTCTCATCTACAGTCTCACTCTGATCTTCTTTCTCTTTGCGTAGGTGCCTATCCAGTCGTACACTTTCCAGGAACGATAACCGGCAATGCGTGGCTCGAATTTCGGAAAGTTAAGTGACTGCGCATACTTACTTAGAAACTCAGCGTCACCTGAGAACATCGATGTAACGTCGTCAGATGTAAGCACAGCTTTTGTCTGAAGAGCCTGGAGCGCGTCTGTACTTACGCGGAACTCTTTAGTCTCCTGAGGCTTATCAACGACTGCAGTCTTTTTGCGCTTGGACTTTGTTTCAGTCTTTACCCCCGCATTCGCGGACTTGATGTCATTACGAGTAGGCTGGGAGACTATTGATTTCTTTTCTCTTTTAATCAGGATCGCGTTTTTGCCAAAGCCGTGTCTTGAATTTGAGCTCTTAATCATGGCGTGACGAGGCTTCATGCCCTCAACTTCCTGTCTAATACTCCACTCCTGCGCCGCAAGCTCTTCGGCCTGCTCTCTGTCAAGGCCATACCCGCCCTGCAGGTATTCATCTGTCGTAAGACGTATGAACCTGTCCTCGCTTGTTCTTCTTGCAATCATGATCGTGCCTCCGCAAAGGTCTTTTTTGCCTTAAGCTCTACGAAGCGGTCAAGGGCTTCTGGTGCCCATAAAAGCTTCTTCTGACCCTTATACAGTTTCACCGGAGCCGGAAACTCAGGATCTTTTTTTAGTGTGAACAGGGTGTTGCGACCTACACCCAGGTATTTAGCCGCGCTAGCACTGTCCAGTAGTTTTATTCCTTCAATCATTGCTGTCTCCTCAAAAAGGCGCCGGAGCATAAAGGAGTAAACCTCCGGCACAATGTTTGTCTAACTCTCAAGCTACAACTTCCGTAAGTAAAAAGAATGCACACAGCACAAGCAGTGCGATTAAAGTCATCTGCAGGTGTCCGTAGAGTGCGAAGTCTTCTTTTAACTCTGTCATTAGCTGTTTTAAGCGCATCAGACAACCTCCACCGATGGGCAGAACGCGCCGTGCTCTACGTTCAGCTCATAGAGCTTTCTTGCCTTGTGCAGACGCTGTACGCGCTCAATTCGAGAGCAGCGAAGGCTCTCGGAAGGAACAATCAGAGCCAGCCCTCCGGTGCTCTTGTCAAGGATCCTGTAGACGGCATCGCGTGGAGGCTTTGCCCTGCACAGTTCCAGACAGGCACTCCCCCAGCTGACTCCGTCAAGAAGCGTGTCCACGCCTCTGCTGTCAGCTCTGATAAGTGATACAGCACTGTTCATTTTTCCACCTCTGTTATATTCGGTTTTATTCAGTTTAAAAGAGTTTAAAATCGTTTATGAAGTAATCAATTTGTGTTTAAAGCATAAACTAATGTTTAATTTTTGTAAAGTGGATATACAGATTTTTATAAAAATTAGTTTATAAAAGTTTTGTGGTGTGAGTTTGATCACACAACTTTAGAATGGGCGGTACAAGGTAGTTTTAATGGGAATAAAAAGCCCCGCTGTCAGTAACAGCAGGGCTTAAAGAAGCGCACAGGAAAGCGGTTAAAGCGCTCCGGAACGCTCTATGACACGACCTATGATATAGACGCGGTTCGCTGCTTCAGCCTCCAGAACAACATCGTGATATGCGGGGTTCTCTGATTTAATGATAAGCCTGCCAAACTCTTTAATCAGACGCTTAACCATAAGCTCATGGTCGTAAGCTATGGCATAAATGGCACCGTTCTCGATCTTCTCAACCTTTGAGCAGTCAATAAGAATGCAGTCACCGTCCAATATAAGAGGCTCCATGGAATCTCCAGACACTCGCACACGCTTGCAATGAGATGCTTTAATGCCGAGTTTTTCGAAAAAGTCTCTTCTGTATAAGGCAGGAACTGTGCCGGACACCTCCTCATATGAAGGCTCCGGCGTTTCCCCACAACCGAACACCACATTGTACTCAGGCACCTCAACCATGGATGCACCGTCCACAGGAGCCAGCAGGTTCGACTTCCTGGAGCCCTCACCGGTGATAAGCCACAAAAGATTAACTTTCAGCACTTCTGCAAGCTTTACGACGTAATAGGCAGAAGGCGGATGCTTCTGATCAGTGTTAAGCCACCTATTTAGAAGCTGTGATGTTTCTCCGATTTCGCGAGCTATCTGAGCCTTTGTTTTACCTGATTCAGCGATGGCCAGAGACAGCCTTAATCTGAATGCGTTTGAATCTTCGCTTGAATTCATTTTTAAGATCTCCATCAATTTATAAATAAAAGTTTAATTGATCGCTTGAAAATATCAATTTTTGTGAGTAAACTTGTTTTTAACAAAACAATAAACAAAAATTTAATTGTTTGGAGGAACCGTGAAAACTCTGACAGACAGAGAGCTGTATGCGACCCAGACCGCTGAATTCATCAGCCTTCTGGGAACCAAGAAAATCTGCAGAGTCTGTCAGCGCTCACCGCAGGCGCTGACAGGCTGGAAAAAGCGAGGCATGCCACTAAGCTGGAGACTTGTTTTTAAGCAGAGATATCCTGCGGAATTTAAAAAAGTATTCGGAAACGAGGAGACACACTAATGAGTGACATTGTTATGACCACCGATCGTGAGGCACTTAAGTCTGCGATCCTTTACATGGAAAAAGCCCTTACAGCTTTTAAAAAGGGCCTTAATTTAGAGATTGAGAATGAAAAGACTAATACAGCGCAAAAGACTGTGGAGAAGACTAAAGCAGCGCCAGCAGAGACTAAGCAGAAGGTAGAAGTCCCTAAGAAGGGTCCCGAAAAGCTTGCACCAAGCATCGAAGACATCAGAAAGGTTTTTGCAAAGATCATGCTTGACCAGGTCGTTGACGGCCGAAGCATCATCAAGTCAACGCTTGATAAGTACAACGCCACCAAGGTTTCAGAGTTCAAGCCAGAACAGTACCTGAGTGCACTGACAGATACGATTAATAACTACAAAGAAGATCTTGAAAAGAAAGATCCTCAAAACGCAGACGAGAAGCTAAAGGAGATGATCGAATGGGTAATTCCGTTTTAGCAGAGCGTGAGCATTCAACTCTGTCAGCCTCAGCGTCACATCGCTGGCTTGCCTGTACCGCATCTGTCAAATTCACAGAGGGAATGCCCGACAACTCAAGCGCTTACGCTGAAGAAGGCACAAGAGCTCATGAGCTGTGTGCCTGGAAAGTAGCAGAAATGTTCAAAGTTCAAGGTGTTAAAAAACCTGAATTCAAGTATGACAGCGCCACGGAAGAGTGCGCTGACGGTTATGCTGCGTTTATCGCGGAAAAGATGACCGACAGTGCAGCAATCTTTTTAGAGCAGAGAGTTGACTACTCAGACTACACAGCTCCTGGTTCCTTCGGAACTGCTGACTGTGTGATTGTCGTGGGCGACACACTAAAGATCGTTGACTACAAGCACGGTGTAGGTGTTCCGGTTGAATGCGACCACAACCCTCAGCTGATGCTGTACGCCTTAGGTGCCTATGGTGCCTTAAAAGACCTGTACGACATCAAGAACGTGGAAATGTCAATCTACCAGCCACGCATTGGCAACATCTCAACCTGGGCCACATCAATGCAGGAGCTTATCGACACAGCAACCTCCGTGTTCAAGCCAAAAGCTGAGGAGGCTATAAGCGATAAAGGTAACTTTTGCGCAGGTGAGTGGTGCAGGTTCTGCAAGGGTAAACAAATCTGCAGAGAAAGGGCAAGAGCCAATCTGTCACAGGCTCGTGAGGATTTCAAGCTACCACCAGAGCTCTCAAACACTGAAGTAGCTGAAATCCTGACCAAGGTCGATCAGATTATAGCATGGTGCACAGACATTAAAGACTATGCACTAGAAACTGCGCTCAAGGGTGAGAAGTTTACAGGGTTCAAGCTTGTGTACGGTCGCAGCATTCGCAAGTACTCCGATGAGGAGAAGGTGGCAGACGCTGTGAAGGCGGAAGGCTTAGATCCATACGCTCACAAACTTCTCGGCGTCACTGACATGACCAAACTTCTCGGAAAGAAAAGATTTGACGAACTCCTGGGCTCTTACATCGTAAAGCCTCAGGGCAAACCAACGCTGGTGCCGGACAGCGATAAAAGACCGGAGATGGCTTTAAGCGACTTCTCAGAGTTCGCTCAGAGCTGATAAACGACAAAACGTAAAAACGTAATCATGGAGAAACGTAATTATGCAAGCAACTAAAGTAGTAACAGGTCCAGATACTCGCTTATCTTATGCTCACATCTGGGAGCCACAATCCATTAATGGCTCTGATCCTAAGTATTCAGTGTCTCTAATTATCCCTAAGACAGACACTAAAACTGTAGCAGCGATTCAGAATGCGATTAAGGCTGCCTATAACGAGGGGCTTAACAAGCTCAAAGGCACCGGTAAGACCGCCCCAGCACTTGAAGTCATCAAGAAACCGCTGCGCGACGGTGATGCTGAGAGACCAGATGACGAGGCCTACGCAGGATGCTACTTCCTGAATGCGTCCTCAAAGAACCAGCCTCAGGTGGTTGACACAAAGGTACAACCAATCCTTGAACAGACAGAGGTCTACTCAGGCTGCTACGGACGTGTAAGTATCAACTTCTACGCCTTCAATACCAACGGCAACAAAGGCATCGCCTGCGGACTTGGCAACATTCAGAAGATTAGAGACGGTGAACGCTTAGGCGGTGGCCCAACCTCAGCAACCGAAGACTTTGAGGCCTACGGTGCCGCTGACACAGCAGCCGATTTTCTGGCCTAATTAGCAACTTAGTAGTCAAGTTTGGAGGTGGCAACCCCACCTCCTTTTTTAGCACTAAACCGGAGTAACTATGAGATTCATGTCTATCGATATTGAAACGTACAGCGATATCGACATCAATAAGGCAGGCGTCTACAGATACGTCGATACAGACGCATTCAAGATCCTGCTTTTTGCGTATTCAGTTGACGGCGGTCCTGTTCAGCTTATCGACCTCACCCGAGGTGACAGCATACCTAAGGAGATTGTAAAGGCTCTCAGCGATAAGAGTGTGGCCAAGTGGGCCTACAACGCCAACTTTGAGCGTGTGGCGCTATCAAGATTTTTAGGTATGCCTACCGGACAGTACTTAGATCCTGAGGGCTGGAAGTGCTCCATGGTCTGGGCAGCAACCCTCGGTCTTCCTATGGGACTTGCTAAAGTAGGCGAAGTTCTGACACTTGACAAACAGAAGATGTCAGAGGGCCGTGGGCTTATATATAAGTTCTGCAAGCCTGACAAAAAGACAGGTCAGAGAGTAATGCCTGAGGCGTTTCCAGAAGACTGGGAAACCTTCAGACGCTACAACATAAGAGACGTTGAAACCGAAATGGGTATTCAGAAGATGATCAGCCCTTTTCCTTGCTCAGACGAGCTATGGCAGGAATACTGGACCGACCAGCGCATTAACGACAGAGGTGTTGAAGTTGATTTGACCCTTGCCAGAAACGCGGTCGCCATGGACGCTGAAATCTCAAAAAACCTCATGGAAAAAATGAGATCGCTGACCTGTATCGACAATCCAAGAAGCACCTCACAGCTCGACCTGTGGTTAAGAGAGCATGGTTGCGACATGGTATCACTCGGCAAGAAAGACGTAGCTCAGGTGATCGAGGAGACAGACGACCCCCTAATTAGAAAGGTACTGTCACTACGCCTTTTAATTTCCAAATCCTCAGTTAAAAAGTACACAAAAATGCTTGACGCCACCTGCTCTGATGGCAGAGCGCGAGGTATGTTTCAGTTTTATGGAGCCATGAGAACCGGCAGATTCGCAGGACGCCTGCTGCAGCTGCAGAACCTGCCACAGAACCACATCGAAAATATCGAGCTTGTAAGAGAGCTCGCAAGACGTGGCGATCTTGAGGCACTGTCTGTGATGTTCGATTCGGTACCTGACATCCTCTCGCAGCTGATACGTACAGCGTTTGTTGCAAGAGAGGGCTCAAGATTTATTGTAGCCGACTTTTCTGCAATCGAGGCTAGAGTAATTGCCTGGCTCGCAGGGGAAGAGTGGAGAATGAAAGCCTTTGCGGAGGGTAAAGACATTTATTGTGCCTCGGCTTCTGCCATGTTTGGAGTTCCTGTTGTAAAGCACGGAATCAACGGCGAGTTAAGACAGAAAGGCAAGGTCGCAGAACTGGCATGTGGTTATGGTGGGTCCGTTGGCGCTTTAAAGGCATTCGGAGCCGACAAGATGGGCCTTACCGAGACTGAAATGCAGTCAATCGTAGACAACTGGAGAGCCTCTTCCCCAAGAATAGTACAGCTATGGTGGAACGTTGACAGAGCAATAAAACAGACGCTTGAAGACGGTACGACCCACAGAACGCACGGCCTTATGTTCAGCCTGCAGAAGGGAATACTGTTTATCAGATTACCTTCAGGCAGAAGCCTAGCCTACGTAAAGCCTAGACTTATTGACGGGAAAATCACCTACGAAGGTGTCAGCAGCAACAAGGGCTGGGCCCGCCTTGAGTCATACGGTCCGAAGTTCGTAGAAAACTGCCTATCCGAAGGAACCCAGGTCCTAACCGACAGAGGCTGGATAGAAATACAGAACGTAACCACAAAAGACGCTCTGTGGGATGGAGAACAGTGGGTAAGCCACGAGGGCCTAATCAATAAAGGAATCCAAGAAGTAATAAGCATTGACGGAGTTCTGATGACTCCTGATCATAAGGTACTTACAAAGGATGGGTGGAAGACTGCATCATCGTGCTCAGGCCTGGAAAAATTAGGAAGGGGCGATCGATATCTCGTTCGTAAAACCGGACTTAAGAAACAGGTCTACGATCTTAAAAATGCAGGACCAAACCACCGCTTCACAATTAAAACCGAAGCAGGGCCAATGATCGTGCATAACTGCGTTCAGGGAATAAGCCGTGACCTCCTTCTTAATGCCATGAAACAGGTAGGACCGGAGGTCCGCATCTGCATGCACATTCATGACGAGCTCGTCATCGAGGCTGATAGCTCTGTAAAGCTTGACGACATCTGCCAAAAGATGGCTCAGGTTCCTGAGTGGGCAGAAGGACTACTACTCAGAGCAGACGGCTACGAAACCAAATTTTATCTGAAAGATTAGAAAAGGGGTGCAAAATGAAAATAGCAACATCCCAGAAGGGACACACAGCTAAAAACTGGAAGAATGAAGACTTAGACTGGGCCCAAATTGTAGGAAGGGTAACCAGTTACAAACGAGCTGACGTTACCAGGGAAGAGTTCAATAAACTCAGCAAAGACGACCAGACCAACATCAAAAACATGGGTGGCGCTTTCGTTGGAGGGGAGCTAAAAGACGGATTACGCAAGAAGGGGAACGTGGTAAGTAGATCACTAATCACTCTTGATATTGACCACGCCACTCCGGAAGTTTTCAACAATATAGAGTCCTACAGCGATTGCAGCGGAGTAACTACACTGGTCTATACGACTTTCAAGTCAACCGCGGCCGCCCCACGTTTACGTGTAATTATACCACTAAAAGCACCGATAAAAGAGCCTTTCTATGAGCCTATAGCTAGAAAGCTGGCGCTGACGATGGACGTTTTAGAGCTGTGCGACCCTGCAAGTTTCAGAGCGAATCAGCTGATGTTCTGGCCTTGCTATCCAAAGGACGCAGAACCATACATCAAGGAAAACAAATTCTTACCGCTAGACACAACCGAGATCGTCAACAGCTACGAAAACATCGATGATTTTAGATCCTGGCCAATGCAGGAGAGTGAAAAGGTCAAGCGTCAGGGTGAACTCATGGCGGAAGATCCACTTACGAAACCGTATCCTGTAGGCACCTTCTGTAGGGCTTATGGAATCGAAGAGGCTATACGCAAGTTTTTACCCAAAGTCTATGAGCAGGTAAGCGCCGACCGCTGGCACCTGAAGGTCGCAGACTCCTCAGCCGGTGCCGTCGTCTATGATGATAAGTTCTTCTACAGCCACCACAGCTCAGACCCTGTTTACGGTATCGAATGTAACGCCTTTGACTTAGTCAGAATACACAAATTTGGAGCTCTCGATGACAAAGCCAGGGCAGGCACACCATTTAACAAACTGCCTTCCTTTAAAGCTATGATGGACCTTGCGGCTAAAGATAAGCGAGTATCAAAGCTGCAACTGCAGGAAGACGGAATAGATGTCTACATAACCGACCGAGAGGAGATCAAGCGCATTGAAGAAGATCCAACAACCGACTGGCAGCAGGATCTTGAAAAGGATAAGTCAGGAAACGTTAAGAGCACTTTAGCGAATATCGGCTCGATAATAAAGAATGACGCCCGTCTTCAAGCCATAAAATATGACCTTTTCGCGGATTGCTTCTGCGTTGACGGTCAGCTGCCATGGGAACATGAAGGCAGGGGCTGGACAGAGGCTGATCTTTCTAACCTTTGCATGTTCCTATCTCAACAATACGGCTTAAATGCTACTGCGAACGTATTCACAGCACTGACCGCCACCGTCCGCAACTGTCGAGCCTATCACCCAGTACGTGAGTATCTGCTCAAACAGAAGTGGGATGGAAATCCAAGATTAGATGATCTGCTCAGCCGCTATCTTGGAGCCGAGAATACGGAGCTAAACAAGGCTATTATACGCAAAACACTGGTAGCAGCAGTAGCCAGAGTTATGCATCCGGGGATCAAGTATGACTCTATGATGGTATTAGTTGGAGGACAGGGCATAGGCAAGTCCAGAATCTTAAGACTTCTGGGAGGCGAATGGTTCTCTGATTCTTTAACTTTAACCGACATGAAAGACAAGAATGGAGTAGAGAAGCTAAGCGGGGCCTGGATTTCAGAAGTCGCCGAACTTTCAGGTATGCGCAAAACAGACTCCGAAACAATCAAAGGCTTTATTACACGCCAGGATGACAAGATGCGCCCAGCTTATGGACACACCGTGGTAAGCAAACCACGTCAGGGGATTCTCATCGGAACCACCAACGAGACAGAGGGCTTCCTAAGAGATCTAACAGGAAATCGCAGATATTTACCTGTAATCGTTCGAGGGCGAACCGACTTCCCGCCAGAGAAATGGGATCTTAATGAGCACGAAATAGGCCAGATATGGGCGGAGGCAGTCGTACGTTACAAGGAGAAAGAGCCACTATACCTTTCACAAGCTCTCCAGGAGAAGATCGTCAACTTCCAGAACGAGCTGCTCGAGGATGACTCTAGACTCGGTGAGGTTCAAGTTTATCTTGAAAAGCTGCTGCCTGAAGAGTGGGCTGAAATGAACAAAGAAGAGCGCCTGGATTATCTAAAGGGTAGGGAGTACAAGCCGCACAAAGGAGTAAAGCGCAGAACAGAAGTGAGCGTGGCAGAGGTATGGGCCGAATGCTTTGAGAGTGACCGAGTAAAGCTGGAAAGAAAGAACTCACTAGAAATTGTGGCAATGTTACTGAAGCTAGGTTGGGAACGCAAAAGCAGCCCAAAGAAAATACCCATCTATGGTAATCAGAAAATTTTCACCGCGCCAAGAGAAAAAAAGGCCGTAAATGATGAGAATTTTAGCACACCAAGTACAGAAGAGTTGGATGCAATGCTTCAGTAGCATGAAGATGTATTCTCAGAAGATGACAACCAAGCAAAAAGTTCGGTTATCATTTAACAGATTGATTTATAAGCTAATACTACCGAGGCGATAAAAAAATGAGACAAAACTTTTTTAAGGCATTGCAAAATTTAAAAATTTTTGCGACAGCAGAGAAAATTTACAAATGTAGACATGATCAGCGAAAAAGAGGAAAAAAGCCTCTTGGTAGTGGGGCTAGTAGCACCTTTGGTAGGTCTCTAACTATTTGATTTATATTATATTACTACTGAGACTACTAAAACTACTAATAATTAATAAAATAATAAAATAGATAACTACATACAACATATATAAGTTGCTGCATACAAATTAATAATAGCTATATAGAAAATTTGGTACTTTTTAGTAGTTTAATAGTAAAAGCCTAAAAATCAAAGAGTTAGCCTATTACGAAGAAAATGACCGGAAAAAGAGACAAACAATAGGACAATATTCACATTTTATGTTGGAAAGTAAAATCGAAAAAAAACTTGTTAGCCTGGTGAGAAGATCAGGCGGGGAGTGCCTTAAATTTGTATCTCCTGGAAATGCGGGAGTACCGGATAGGATCGTCATGATGCCCCATGGAAAGATACACTTCGTAGAGCTTAAAGCCCCCGGGGAGAAACCCAGAGCCCTGCAGATGGCTGTACATGACAGATTTAAGCACTTAGGCTTTCCCGTTACAGTCATCGATTCCATTGAAGACGTGGAGGCCTTTGTGAGAGCACTTGAGGAGGAACAGCATGGAGTTTAAAGCTCACACTTATCAGCAGTACGCCATTGATTACATTTTAAGCCATCAGATCGCAGCGCTGTTTTTAGACTGCGGTCTTGGTAAGACCGTCATCACTCTGACAGCGCTATGGTCGCTGATGCTTGACAGCTTTGACGTTAAACGCTGCCTCATCGTAGCCCCCCTGAGAGTGGCAAGAGATACCTGGCCCTCCGAAATTGCGAAATGGGGGCATCTTGAGGGGTTGACCTATGAGGTAGCCACAGGAGACGAGAAAACCCGTCTGAGGGCCGTTAAAAACGCTCTGAGAGGTAATGCGAGAATAGTGATCGTCAACCGCGAGAATTTACCATGGCTCATCGCTAAAACTCCATGGATTTACGACATGGTCGTACTGGATGAGCTTTCAAGCTTTAAGTCGTCAAAGGCCTTAAGGTTTAAAGCTCTCCGCAAAATACGTCCCCAGGTGAGCCGTATCGTGGGCCTAACAGGCACACCTGCCCCCAACGGCTATATGGACTTGTGGGCGCAGTTCAGAGTGCTTGATGAGGGTGAGAGGCTTGGGAAGTTTATAACGAGGTACAGACAGGAATACTTTACTTTGGACCCTTTTAAAAAGTTTGCTGACTACGAGCTAAAGCCTGACTCTGTTAAACGCATCAACTCAAAGATCGCTGATATAACTGTATCTATGAGCGCCGTAGAACACCTCAAGATGCCCGAACTGCTAAAGCAGCAGGAGCTGGTTACCATGAGTCCTTCAGAAACGGAGCTGTATAACAGGCTTAAGCGTGAAAAGGTCCTGCAGCTGAATGGAGATCTTGTTACAGCTAAAAACGCTGCGTCGCTCTGCGGTAAGCTCTCACAGCTTGCAAACGGCGCTATATATGACGAAGAAGGAAACGTCTGCGAATTTCATTCACGCAAGCTTGACGCCTTAGAGGACTTAATCGAGGAGGCTAACGGCAAGCCTGTGCTTGTAGCCTACTGGTTTAAGCATGATTTTGAAAGAATTAAAAAACGCATTCCAGGAGTTCGTGAGATTAAAACCAGTGAGGACATTAGAGATTGGAACGCAGGCCAAATCCGAGTGGCTTTGATTCATCCAGCTTCTGCAGGTCACGGCCTTAACCTTCAGCAAGGCGGAAATTTCATGATATGGTTCGGGCTTACCTGGAGTCTAGAGTTGTACGAGCAGACTAATGCCAGACTGTGGAGACAGGGCCAGAAAGCTAAGACTGTGGTCATCAAGCACATTCTTACTGAAGGAACAATAGACAGACAGATTTATGAGGCTTTACTTAACAAGCATGTAACGCAGAGCACACTGATGGACGCTGTCAGAGCGCAGATTTAAGAGGAGAGAACACATGAATATAATTCTTGAAAGTGCATTAAGCCATGGCGCTGCAAGTGGAGAGTTCTATCTGCTTCTGCAGAACTACGGTATCTGGTCTCGATACTTTGGCTGCAGTGGCTATAAAGCTCACAGCTCCGAGATATTGCCAACTGCGATCATCGATGACGATACCGCCATGCTTGTGGAGAGCGCAGTAGTAAAGCTTAAGAAGTCAAGGCCCAACGTTTGGAAAGTTTTCCGCCAGCACTATATTGATGGTCTTACACCGGAGGTTATCACCGACAGGTTAAGATCTGAGACCCGAGGAAAGCCTGAGAGCCCATACAAAAGACGTAAAAACTACTACGAGGCCCGACCTTCGATAGATACGGCCCTCCGTCATGTAAACGCAAGTGGTGTAAGAAGTTTATTAAAAATCGCCGAGAGTTTTATTTATGAGAATTTAATTGACTATAATAAACATTAGGTTAAGTTTTGCGGTTAAATCATAAACTCAGGTGTACAAAATCATGAAATTTGTGGAAATCGATGGTCATTTATACCGTTCAATTCGTGAGGTATGTCACAAATATGATATAAGTTATCAAAAAGTTAAGCGTCTCTGCAGACATTTCAGGAGAGCAGCTGAAAATCCTCGAGTGGCTATCGACTGGTGCCTAGGTAAAGAGAAGTTTAACCCAGCTCATGAGCCTAAGACGCATAAATACAGCGACGATCAGAAACGGGCGACTGAGCGTCAGCGCGTTTTCATCTGTCGCTGTCAGGAGAGCCTTTTGAAAGATTTTTAGAAATAAACCAAAAAGGTCGTTAATGGGTCGTTATTCTGGAATATACTATAAATCAGATAGTGTGAAAAAGTGTTACTCCGAATTTCATCTTTTAATTTCCATCATAAGAAAACCTGCCACAGCGCAGGTTTTTTCGTTTTATAGGTTTCCAAATGTTGCGTCATCTTACCCCAGAGTTTATCTATCTGCTAATCGGCGCAGGCTGTTCATTCGTCATGGCCTATCTTAGATCGGTGAAAAGAACTTTCGCGGCTAAGATTTGCGAGGCTTTGACCTGTTCTATGCTGTCTTCGGCACTAATCCTTATCTCAGAATATTATCTTCACTGGCCTCTGGAGCTCGGTGTTGCTATTGGCACTTTTGTGGGGTTTCTCGGAAGCGACTACATTTCAGCCAAAGTTAAGCAGCTAATCAACGTTAAGGTAGACAAAGATGACAATGCACGTTAGTAGTCACGGAATCGCACTTATACAGAATTACGAAGGCTTAAGAACTACAGCATATAAGCCACTTAAGAATGAATCCGGCTGGACGATCGGCTATGGTCATCATGGTCCAGACGTAAAGTCTGGCATGGTATGTACTGAACAGTGGGCATATGAGCAGTTAAAGCGAGACCTAAGACAAGTTGAACATCAGTTGATTTCAGCGCTAAACGCAGATGAGATTGAAGTCACACAGGGGCAGTTTGACGCGCTGTGTTCCTTACTGTTCAATCTGTCAGGCGGAATACTCAGATTGGTTAAATTCAAACTCTGGGCAAAGCTCAAAGCCGGCGACGTTAAAGGCGCCGCGAATGAGTTTCTTGATATCAACAAAGCAGGTGGCATAGGGGTCAAGGGCTTAACCCTCCGCAGAAGAGCTGAAGCCAGACTTTTCCTGTCTTAGCAGTCGGAGGCTTTATGCTAAGCCGAATTTATGCGTTTATCGCTGTAACCGTGGCGAGTGCACTATTTACCTTCACCACCACACAGCGATACTACGTTGAGAAGATCGAACACATATACGCTGAGGCTGATGCGAAAGCAAAAGCGGATGACCTTCAGAACCTGCAGAAGCAACGAGCCACAGAGCAGCTACAGTTAAACGTCTTGAACTCTATCGAGAGTGAGGCTCTTACAGAACATGAAGAGATTAATTATAAGTTTAGCGCTTTTACTTTCAGCGCTGATCGTTACAGCCTGCAGCACCAGAACAGTAACGGTGACGGTGCCCCAGCGCTGCCAGATACCACCAGAGCTGCCCGCAAGATTTCAGAAAGCTGTGACTGTGGACGGCTTGGACAGACTTATAACCGACTTAAACGAACCTGCGGAATCCTCGCAAAAGAACGAGACGAAATCGCAGTAGACCGTAACGAGTTAGTCAGACTATACAATCAGGTACGTGCGACTTATGGAAATGAAACTGAAAATCGAGTACAGGAAGGTGGGCGAGCTGCTGCCTTACGCCCGAAACGCTAGAACGCACAGCGACACGCAGGTGTCTCAGCTTGCAGCTTCGATTAAAGAGTTCGGATTCAATAACCCTGTAGCCATAGACGCTGACGGCATGATCTTATGCGGTCATGGTCGTGTCATGGCGGCACAAAAGTTAGGTCTGACAGAAGTTCCTACAGTCTGCCTGTCGCATCTGTCCGACACACAGAAAAAGGCCTATATTCTAGCCGATAACAAGCTAGCGCTGAACGCAGGCTGGGATAACGACATGCTGAAGGTTGAGCTCGAAGATCTAAAAACCTCGGACTTCAATCTTGATTTAATCGGTTTCAGCAACGAAGAGCTGGACGAGATCATGAACCAGGACGAGGAGCAGGAAGTAGAAGACGATGACTACAATGTCATGGTCCCTGAAGAGCCAAAGGCCAAGCTCGGCGAAATTTACATTCTAGGCAAACACCGACTCATGTGCGGCGACTCAACTAGCATCCAGGACGTTGAGAAGTTGATGGGAGGGGGGGAGTATCAGGCAGACCTCCTGCTGACCGACCCACCATATAACGTGGACTACGAAGGTGGCACAGACAAAAAGCTGAAGATTAAGAATGACAACATGGAAGATCAAGCCTTCCGTCAATTCCTGATCGACGTCTACAAAGCAGCAGACCACGTCATGAAGCCCGGTGCTCCGTTTTACATTTGGCACGCAGACTCCGAAGGTGCAAACTTCCGAGGCGCGGCCAAAGATATGGGCTGGCAGATTCGCGAATGTTTAATCTGGGTTAAGAACAGTCTCGTACTAGGTCGCCAGGATTACCAGTGGCGCCACGAACCCTGCCTGTATGGCTGGAAGGCCGGAGCAGCTCATTATTTCACTGATTCTAGAGCCGAGTCCACTGTAATCGAGGACCAGGTAAACGTCGACAAGTTATCCAAGGACGAACTAAAGACCCTCTGCAAAAAGCTGCTTGATCCAGGTATCGAGACCACCGTAATCCGCGAAAAGAAACCTAGTATTAACGACGTTCATCCAACGATGAAACCTGTGAAGCTCTTCGGACGCTTAGTCAAGAACAGCTCCAAGCGCAACGACATCGTGCTGGATTTATTCGGTGGTAGCGGAACCACCATGGTAGCCTGCGAGCAACTAAACCGTAGGGCTTATCTCATGGAGCTAGACCCCGCATACGTTGATGTGATAATTGACCGTTACCAGAAGCTGACCAACGTCGAGGTTATGAGATCTGACGGCAAATTATGGAATGAGCTATAGCCCTGAAAGGTGAGTAACCATGACAATCAAGAAAACACAAATCGACCCTAAGCAGGTCGAGGCCTTGGCTTCTCGTGGTCTCACCAGAGAGCAGGTCGCCCACAATCTCGGGGTCAGCTCACGTACATTACAGCGTCGCACAAAGGAAGACCCGGCCTTTGAGGAGGCATACCTTCGCGGCAAGTCTAAAGGTATAACTGAGATTGCAAATGCTCTTTACAAGAAAGCTCAGGAGGGCAATACCACCGCTCAAATTTTCTTTTTAAAGTGTAACGGCTGGAAGGAAGAATCAGCGGTTGAAGTTAAGAATACAGCGCCAGTACAGCTGATAATCAAGAACGATCTGAAGGATTAGAGTTATGTCTGAATTAAGTCTCACACGCTTAATTGGACATGGTTACAAGGAGTTCTGGAACAGTAAAAAGCGTTTCAGAGTAGTTAAGGGAAGTCGAGGCAGCAAGAAGTCTGTGACTACCGCCTACTGGCTGATCATCAACATGATGGCCTATCCTGAGGCTAACGTTCTGGTCCTAAGACGCTACGAGCGAACCCTGCGTGACAGCTGTTTCGCCGTTTTGCAATGGGTTTTAAATCAACTCGGCGTGGCATCGTATTGGAAGGTGACGGTCTCTCCCCTTGAAATGACCTACCTCCCAACAGGTCAGAAAATACTGTTCAGAGGACTCGATGATCCTTTGAAAGTAACCTCAATCACGGTAAAGCATGGCGTGCTTTGCTGGGTATGGCTCGAGGAAAGTTATGAAGTCGAGAACGAGGACGTATTCAATAAGATTGAAATGTCTGTTCGTGGCAAGATGCCAAAAGGTTACTTCAAATCCTTCATTCTGACCTTCAACCCGTGGTCCGAGTGTTGGATTAAGAAGCGCTTTTTCGACAATCCTGATGACGATACGCTAGCCATGACGACCACCTACACCTGTAATGAATGGCTGGACGAAGCAGACCTTAAAGAATTTGAAAAAATGAAGGTGAAGAATCCCCGACGCTACCGTATCGAGGGATTAGGTGAGTGGGGTATCTCGGAAGGCCTTATCTTCCAGAACACAGAATGCCGCGATATCAAGTTGCAGGATTTCATCGGCAAGCGAGACTATCATGCTTTTTATGGTCTAGATTTTGGCTTTACGGACCCTACCGCTTTCGTGGGTGGTTTCGTGAACTTTGAGCTAAAGGAAATCTACGTGGTTATGGAACTCTACGAATCTGGGCTCACCAATCAGGCTACAGCAGAACGCCTCAAGGCTATGGGTATAAGGCAAGAAGTTATTAAATGTGACTCTGCAGAACCAAAGTCCATCGAAGAGCTGCGTAAGGCCGGCATCAACGCCAAACCAGCGCTGAAGGGACCAGACTCTGTAAGCTTCGGAATTCAGAAGCTGCAGAATTACAAAATCATTTACTCGCCAGAGTGTGAGAACTTCGCCCATGAGATCAAGAATTACTGCTGGGCCAAGGACCGCCAGGGCAATACCACGAACACACCTGATCATGAGTTCAGCCATTGTGCAGACGCTCTTCGCTATGCTTTCTCTGATATGAAGCCAAGCGCAATCGCTAGCATCCCGGCCTCAAACCGCGCAGCGTTACTGCAGCCAAGGTTTAGACGATAGGAAGTAGCTCAATAAGGACTAGTCACATGACCTTAAACGAAGAGAAGGCCTTTAACTTAGGTAAAGCCCTTAGATTGGCTTTTGAGCTCGGTGTAACTTATGCCATCGTTAATCGTAAGCCTTCAATTGGTGCCGACGACCAAATAGACGATCCAGAATTTAGAACTGCTAGAAATGGCGTTGTCTTTGCGATTGATCCTAAAACCGGAGCTACTAGCGGCCTAGGGGAGAAAATAGACAATGCAACATCGCTAAAAAAGCTTTACGGCAATGAGTTTATAGGTAAGACCCTGCAAGGTCAAAAGGCAGTTGAATTGTTAAGACTGAAACAAAGGGGGCATGTAAAAGCTGCATTTCACAAGGAAGGTATAGGTGACATCGACCTCATTTGGGGAGATGAGAAATCCGGATTAAAACATATCATTGAGAGTCGTGTAAAGAACCATCAATCAGTAAATGACGTTTTAAACAATCTAGGCGAAGTTATCGAAAAAGGTGTACTCTTCGAGAAAGGCGATCCAAGAGAGAAAGTCAATTTTTATATTCAGCATAAGATAAAAGACAAAAGATACATTATTGTGGTTACTAAAACCGATATAAAAGGTCCCGCTGGAAATAAAACTCATTACGTGCTGACGGGAATGGAAGTCTACAAAAGGAATGCTGGGGTAAAAAAGAATAGACAAATCCGAAAAGCCTAAGAAAGCATCCGTACATAAACTGTAGATCCTTTTACATAGCGATAGCTCATAAAATGGCGGTGAAAACCGATCCTCGCTACAACTTAGGTACTTACATTATAGTCCAGAACCTCAATAAATCAAAGTTTACAGCCAAAATACTGAAACGCAGTTTTCTCTCACTTCTTTCTGCACAAATAAAGAGTGTACTTCACAGTTATGAACACTCTGCGGGCTCACCGTCACTCATATCCTGTAGAGCGTTCATAAGTGTGAAGTGATTTTGTGGTTAATTTGATATGTACAGCGGCGCTCCGCGGTTTCGCTTCACACCTCAAATAATAGGACCCTTCCCACCTGCAGAAAGCAGGGCGCGTTTAGGGACAATTAGTCTTACAGCGCTTAATTATCAGAAAGATAATGCGTACCAGTGTAGGGCGCTGTTTTCGGGAAATTGACAGCAAAATAATTTCCCACCAGTTCCAAAGGAGCGTTGACTGAGTGGCTGAAAGTATCTGCCTACTAAGCAGACGGTCGTTTAACGGCTCGCAGGTCCGAATCCTGCACGCTCCGCCATGGCCCAATAGCTTAATCGGTTAAAGCAGACGACTCATAATCGTTATAGTGCAGGTTCAAGTCCTGTTTGGGCCACCATTTTCGCGATCTGGTAAGTGTCGCATTAGAAGCAACATTACTACTGCGCATAAGAGTACCCGCTCATGTGCCTAGCGTAGTGTCGTGCATCCGACCGGGTACCGTTTTAAAGCGTGCCTCTTTTCCTAATTTGAGAGACACGCTTTTTCCATTTTTGCAACCGGCTTCAAACGAGTTAAACACATATGCCAAGACCAAGAAAATCAAAGCTGTTTGATAATTCACAGCTTTTTATACCACGTAGAACCGTCCAGGCGCTTGATTCGCTGGAGAAGGTGCGTAAGGCCTTCGCATTACCTGCCAACGCTTCCGGACTAAGTCAGGAAAACCGTATGGCTATGGATTCCGCCTTTGACGCTGCGGGTGGTTACTCAGCGATCTATGAATCCTTTCAGCAGCACGCAACCGAGCTAGGTCAGTTCCCTATGACCAGCTTCGTAGGTTATGGGGCTCTTCAGCAGATCGCCCAGCAGGGCATGATTAGAGCCTGCATTCAGACCGTAGCTGATGACATGACCCGTAAATGGATTGATCTTAAAGCCGGTGAAGGTACAGATGCTGAAAAGCTTGAACACTTAAAGGATTTAATCGAAAACAAGTATCACTTAAGACAGGTATTTCACAAAGCCTTCGCGACAACGGGTTACATGGGCGGTGCTTTGATCTTCGTGAAGGTCGGACTTGACAACAAGACCGCAGATCTAAAACTGTCATTTACTGATGTGAGTGCCGAACTTAAGCAGGGTGAAACCCTAAGCTTTATTGTTGTTGACCCTGTCAACTGCTCTCCAGCTGACTACAACTGCATCGACCCCCTTCAGGAAGACTATATGCAGCCTAAGCGCTGGTACGTTTTAGGTTCTACAGTAGATGCGTCGCGCTTAATCCCCGTGGTTGATAATGAGCCACCGGTACTGTTAAAGCCTAACTACAACTTCTTAGGCATTCCACAGGCTCAAATCTTGTGGGACTACGTAATGCACTTTAACGACTGTCGTGTAAGCACTGCAAGGCTTTTAAATAAGTTAAGTCTTCTTGTAGTGCAGACAGACATGGACGCGGTACTTACCGACCCTAACGGTGTTGCAAACTTTGACACCAAGATGGACCTTTTGGCCCGCTACAGAAACAACGATGCCGTTTTTGTCTGCGATAAGGACACGGAAGGCGTTATGAACGTACAGACCAGCATCGCAGGCTGTACCGACATTGTACGTCAGAGCTTGGAAATGGTCGCAGCCATTAACAGAACTCCTGCTGTAAAGCTCTTAGGCATTAGTCCAAGCGGATTCAATGCCACCGGAGAGAGCGACATCACAAATTACTACGACTACATCCACTCCAAGCAGGAACTGCACCATGACGAGATCCAGAAGTGCCTCGACGCAATTCAGTTAGTTGAGTTTGGTCGCGTCGATCCTTCAATCAGTTTTGAGTTCGTACCTCTGTCTGAGGAGAATGCAGCATCTAAAGCTATGACCGCTCAGACAAGAATAGGTGCGTTAACTCAGCTTGTTGACCGTCAGATCATGAGCGCTGAGGAGTTAAGGCAGGCAGTAAAACAGGATGACACCCTTGGACTTTCAATGTTACCCGATGAAATGCCAGAAATGCCCGACGAGCAGGACGACTTCAAGACTGATGACCCCCAGCAGAACCTGTTCAGTGGTATGAGCTCATCACAGACCGAGGATCCTGAAAATGGTGAAGAAGGTAAGACTCAGTAGAGCAGTAGAGTCTAATGTGGGCGAACGCAGAGCTTACAAGAAACAGCTTGTCAGAGTTCAGAAGGACTTTCAAACCTATGTGCTAAATGAAATCTTTCAGGAACTTGAAAGACAGAACGCTTTAACCACAGATGCCAAACTTCCTACAGTGCCAAATCTTAAGGAGCTCAAGCGCAAAACGCTCAAGCTCCTAAGACGCGGCGTTGAGTTTGAGAAGTTCCTGCAGGATCTCATAACCAAAAACTCAAAACACTGGCTGGATGCGTTACGGCAGGTTTCATCTGGTGTCGCGGAGCGTTTCGTTAAAAAGGCTATGACCTCTTCTACCAATGCGCAGAAGGCTGCACTCATTGCTGCGGGTGTAAAACCATCGCTGATTAAAGAGCGCTGGTCAGTGCCTGTCGTAGGCCGACAGTACCTAAGCCCTAACGCTGCCTCCGCTATGCCCTCAATGATTAAAGAGAATGTGGAACTTATAACTCACATTGGAGAGAACGACATCGCTCGCATAACGGAAGTGCTGACTAAGGGCCTTCAGGAAGGCATGGACTACAACGCCTTAAGGCAGGAGCTTAACGCAACCAATGGCTTTGATGGTGCCAGAGCCGACAGAGTGGCGCTTGACCAAATCAACAAGATAAATCAGCAGGTGCAGATCATGAATGCGCAGTCACTAGGCTGTACGCACGCACGCTGGAAGCACGTACCAGGGCAGTACACCTCACGCAGAACACATATGGCTTTTGACGGACAGGAATTTGACCTTAACGAAGGCCTATACGACGACTCTGTAGGCCGTAACGTGCTACCTGGTCAACTTCCGTTCTGCAGGTGTACCTCGAGGGTCATTATCCCAACGGAGGCAACAACGGAATGAAAAAATTAGTCTATGACAGGTCTCCTGTGGACTCTGTCAGAACTGTAGATGACAACGGCTACTTGCATGTTGGAATAAGCAACATCACTAAAGAGCAAGTGGCACCTTATCTGGGTAGCGAAATCCCAGGCTTTGAAAAGTTGGGGCTGAAACCGGATGAAATTTATAGCGTCTACAGACCAGCGTCAGAGCTGTCAAAGTCCGCAACAGTGGAAAGTCTTAATGGCATACCGGTACTTCTAAAGCATGCCGAGGACTCGGCAGAAGCCCCTGCTTCAAATCGCGTGGGCTCAACTGGCACTGATGCCAAGTGGGAGCCCCCTTATTTAACGAATTCTCTGCATATTCAAGACGCTGATGCAATAAGACGCATCAACGACGGAACCATGCGAGAAATATCTATGGGCTACTTCTACACTCCAGTCTTAAGACATGGAGAATTTGAAGGTGAGCCTTACGACGTAGTAATGACAGACATCTCATGCAATCACGTAGCTCTTGTTGAAGAGGGCAGAGCCGGACATGACGTGTCCGTTAAAGATTCAACTTTAACTCTTCCTGCCGGTGGTGGTAAGGAAGAACCAAAAACATCATCGGAACTTAAACAGGAGAACGACGATATGAACGAGAAGGAGAAGGCACTAGCCGAGATCTTGGAGATCGTAGCCGGTGCAGGTATTGATCCTGAAGCTTTCAAGCAGAAGCTTGATGCGGTCATCAACATTAAAGATGACAGCCAGGCAACTGATGAGGACACCGAAGAGTCTAAGGCATTCGCCGAAGGCGTCGAGTACGGTGAAGAGAAAGAAAAGGAAGAACCTGAGAAGCTAGATCGCGAGCATGAGTCTGAGGGCGAAGAACGCTACCTAGAAGAGAAAAACGAGGCCGAAGACGAAGGCGACGAAGAAAACGACCTAACCGCAGACGCAGAAGAAGCTCTAAAGTCATGTGGCCTAGACGCTGATGACCCAACTGTAAAAGCTGCTTTCCAGCAGGGCTTTGCCTCCGGCGTGTCTTACGGTGAAGAGAAAGAAAAGGACGAACCAAAGAAGCTTGACAGCGAGCATGAGTCAGAGGGCGAAAAGAAAGCCCTAGGACAGGACTCTGCAGCCAAGATTGGTGCCATTGTAAGAGCTCAGGTCGAAGCTAAGTTTGACGCAATTCAGGAAACTTCAAAAAGCTTAGGTCGTGTGCGTGCATCTGCTTTTGATACAGCAGCCGATGTTTACAGAGCCGCGTTAAAGGCTGAAGGCGTAAACGTAGCAGGTTTAGCTAAGAGAGAATGCCGCACTGCTTACCGCGCTCTCATGATGGGACGCCAGTCAGCTAAGCGCGTAGCTGCAATGGACTCTAAGCCACACAAGCCCGATGCACTAAGCAAAATGCTAAATTCAATCAGAGTAGGAGAATAATTGATATGCCATTACAGAAATCAGTAGGTAATTCCTACGCACTGGGCGTGCCAGGTCAGCAGGTCGTAGTAGGCCAGGCTGAGTACGCTTCATACAATCCATTGTCAGACGGCACCGTAAAGGCTGGTACCTTCTGCTTTAAGAAGGCAGGCACCGGTAATGGTGAAGCTTTTGCACACGCATCTGCAACCGGAGCTGCCAGCGATCTGCCATTAGGTTTCGTTGAAAGAGTGGTAGACACATACATCCCAACCGTTGGTGCAGATGCCTCAGAGATTTATCCTGCGGGTGCAGCACTAACCGTTGCTATTCGCGGTCAGTTCTACTTCACAGCACCTGCGGCGATCTCCTCAGACGGCTTAAAGATCGTTGTCAACCCAACCACAGGTGTTCTGGCTGTAAAAGCTGCTACCGAAGAAGGTGAGGTTGATACTGGCTGGACCTGTCGTATTCCTAACGGCGGAGCTTCTGCAGCTAAGGACGACATCGTGATCGCAGAACGCTTTTAATTAAGGAGCTTTATATAATGTCAAATTTATTTAACCAGGCTAAGGATCTAGGTATCTCAGCTCCTTATGCTAAGGGCTTTATGGCCTACGACGACGTGAACGGCCAGGTGGTAGTTAATACCAAACGTACAGCAGCCCAGCTTGCAATGGATGCTACATTAACACCTAACGTAGGTATTCCCGCTGCATTAACCACCTTCCTGTCACCTGAGGTTGTCTCCGTTCTGGTTTCACCTAACAACGCTACTAAGCTGGCAGTCGAAACCAAACGAGGAGACTTCACAACTGACTTCTATCAGTTCCCTGTAGAAGAGATTGTGGGTGGTGTACAGCCATACTCAGACTACGATCACGCTGTATCAACTGACGTCAATTACAACTATCCATCACGCGAAAACTTCCGTTTCCAGACTTCCATTAAGTTCGGTGATCTTGAAGTTGCAAAGGCATCTGTAGCAAAGGTTGCTCTTGTAGCTCGCAAACAGCGTGCGGCCGCTTCAACCATCGCCAAGGCAGCTAACCGTTTCTACCTGTTTGGCGTTCAGGGTAAGGCTTTATACGGCTTATTAAATGACCCTAACTTAAATGCAACAATCTCACCTATTACCGTAGGCGAAAACTCAACCTGGGCTGCTAAGACCGCAGCAGACGCCGGCAATTCAGCAAACCTGGTATACGCAGATATCAACAAGTTAGTGAACGAGTTATCAACCAAGGCAGGTGGCTACTTTGACGCCAACTCACCTATGGTGTTGGGCATTTCAAATACTAAGTTCCAGTATCTGTCAATGGCTAATACATACGGTGTAACCGCGCTACAACTCATTAAGGCTAACTACCCTAACCTAACAGTAGAGCAGGTACCTGAGCTGTCAACTGCAGCAGGTGACATGCTGTATTTAACCCTAAAAGAGGTCGACGGTGTATCTGTAGCGGAGGCTGCATACTCTGAGAAGTACATCCTGGGCCGCTTAGTTGCTCATGAGTCAGCCTTCTCACAGAAGGCCTCGGCAGGTACCTATGGCGCTGTAATCAAACAGCCTGCATTCATTGCAACCATGACAGGTATTTAGTCAATACTCTTTAAAGACACATCCACTCAAGGCTCCGAGAAATCGGGGCCTTTTTTTATTTACGCAAGTCTTAGGAGACCAATAAATGACAGCAAAGAAAGTAACAGCAACCGCCAAAGGACATGTAGTAGGTGCAACCACTGATAGATCACAGACCGAAGCCCTCTCAGGTGCAAATGTGGTAACCCTGCGTGTTTCATTAAGACATCCGCACAAGTTCGATGATTTACCGGACGGCAGGGGTGGACTTAAGGAAGTCGTACTGCCAGGTCTTGACGACCATTTAAGAGGTAAGTCAAGTGGCATCCTAACCGCCGAAGGTAATGCTGTGTTTTTCCAGCTTCCTCGAGAGGACTGGGACTGCATTAAGAAGAACCATGGGCAGGAACAGATGTTCCTGCCATGGCACGGCAACCCTCCATTAGTGGCAGAGATTGAATCCGTAAACGCAGCTAAAGCGGGTGCCTATAAAGATGACATCGAGGCTACTGATACAGGCTTAGCACCTCAGGATCCAGCCAAGCTGAATGTGACCGAAGCACCGAAGTCTGAATAAGCAAGGACCTAAAGCATGAGCAGTGTAGTGTTTGACTATGAAGAGTTTATAGCCCGATTTGATCATATCGGTAAAGCTGTCGCGGATGACAAGCTTACAGAGACAAGCGTGACCGCTGCTTATGACTCTATAGCGTCATGGCAGGGCGCAGACGATAACAGCATCTATCCTTACGACCCTGAAAACGGCATCACGTTAAGAAAAGATGTGCTGTACCTCATGACCTGTCACGTTCTCACTCTTCAGCTGTGGTCAGGAACCGGCCAGAGCGGAAGAATTGCAAGCGCATCACAGGGCAGTATCAGTACAAGCTTTGATTTACTAAAGTCAAGTAAAGACATACCCAACTACTGGTATCAGACCCCATGCGGTCAGCAGTTCTGGATGATGACATCCGCGTACAGAAAAGGTGGCCGTCTTTTTGGCGTTCAGAACTACCACCCATGGGGTTAATATGACCAGAGTCGACATTAAGCTCACAGGACTTGAGAAACTGCACTCACAGATTAAGCGCGTTGGTAATCAGAAGGTTGAAATCGGCATTCTTGACGGAGCTACATATCCGAATGGCACCCCGGTTTCAAAGGTTGCCTGCTATCTTGAATACGGCTGGACGCAGAATGTAACCGCACGACAGCGCGGGTGGTTTTCCGCACAAGGCATTCATTTAAAGCCCGATACAGTTCTGCATTCGCCCGCCAGGCCTTTCTTTGAGACTACCTTTAACGCAAATCGTGCTAAGTGGATTAAGTTAGGTCAGAACTCTCTAAAAGGCCTTGCAAGCTCTGAAAACGCCTTAAACAAGATCACTAGGGCTCTGCAACTTCTCGGAATGACCGCACAGCAGGATCTTCAGGACGCTGTCATAGATGGCGGAGTGGGCGGCAACAGCTTTGCTTCACGATCGCCTTTAACCACCCTGTTATACGGCAATCTCATGCACGCAGGGGGTCACAGAACCGACGGTACACCTAACCAGACAACGAGCGGAAAGCCTTTGTATAGAACCGGCATACTCGAGTCATCAATAGCTTTTAACATCGTGAAGGAATAAAACATGAATCTGCATGAAATTGTCCGAGGTGCGATCATACGCATTCACGATGATCAGGACTTCACTCTTTTGCGAAGTTTGCCCTCTGAGGTTAAAAACGGTGTTCGTATAGCTCAGTATCTGAGAGTTGAAGGGCTTGCCGGAAACTTTCAGTCAGAAGGTGACGCCGCACTTAACTACTCTAATAACGCTGCACAAAACACCATCGTCCGAAAGCTCTATCTGTATGCAACAGATGACAGAGCCACAAGACCCTGGACAGCGTACAGACCGCTTGCGATGTCCGGAGATTACGTAGTCAACGATAAAGATGAATACTGGAAGGTTGATGCAGTCGTTGAGGATTTCTCAGACGATGGCTGGGAACTGCTGCGAGTGACCCTGCAGCAGACACCGCCAAAACTCTCAATAGTAGAGCCTGAGGCAGAAAAAGATCCTAACCTCGACGAGGAGTACAGCAATGGAGGATAAGATCACTTATTCATACCGCAATCTCATATCAGCGCTGTACGAGTTTCTCTGTACTTATATCACGCCTGAGGTCGATCCTTCACAGGTGCTCACAGGCGATGCGCAGAATATGGTCCTTCCTGAAAATGAAGACTATATCATATTTACTGTAGTCTCTCAGATGCGACACGGCACGACCGTTGAGCATTACGATGCTGATTCAGAAACGCTAGCGCTTAAAGAGCTTAATGAAGTCACGGTCAAGATTGACTGCTATGCAGACAGCACCAACTCAAGCGAAGACGATGCGATTTTAAGAGCTCAGATAAGGGCCAACAATTTGCACACGCTGTTCAGGTCAAGTGTAGCGCCCGAATTCTTCAGACGTTATGGCATCTCTGCGCTGTACGCAGATGACGCCACCAACACGACACTGGTAAGCGACTCTAATCAGTATCTGCATCGCTGGTCAGTTAACCTCCACTTAAGCTTTAAAAATACGGTAACGGTTCCACAGCCCGGCTTCACCAAGATGCAGGTCGTGATGAATTCAATAGTTACCAAAGAAGAAGCCGAAAAAGATCCTATTGGCGCAGGGAAGCTTCACGTCTGCGACGTAGATGTAAAAATACCTAATTGAACAACCAGGAGGCCTCATAATGGCAATCTCAGCATCCCAGATCGTGCAGGTTCAGCCCCGCATCTTGTCAGGTACCGGCAACGATCTAGTTTTTAATGGCCTTGTCTTAGACAAGAGCTCCCTATTACCTACCGTGGAGCCCGTATCGTTCGGCTCTGCAGATGCAGTAGGTGAGTACTTCGGTACCGAATCCGACGAATACAAGTTTGCGTCTGTATATTTCGGTGGATATACCAATTCGCAGATCAAGCCTAGTCTGCTCTACTTATACAGACTGTGCCCTGATGGAGCAGCACCTTTTGTAAGAGGCGAAAGCTTGAAACCTGCCGAAGCTCTGACCGAAATCAAGAAGATTAACTTAGGCACATTCAACTTCACTCTGAATGGCTCTGAGGTCATTCTCTCGGACGTTGATTTGTCAGCCGTTACCTCTCTGTCTGACGCTGCCACAGTGTTGAACCAGGCGCTGTTGGATAAGTCAGCCGCTGCAACAGTTACTTTCAGTTCACTGACTAATTCATTCACACTGGCAGGAACTGAAATCGGAAAAGAAAAATCAGTATCTAAGCCTACAGGAACTGTGGCTGATGCCTTTGGCCTTTCAGCGGAGACCTCCCTAGTTTCCGCAGGTGCCGATGCGATGTCAGTGACCGCAACTATGAACGAGCTGACTGCAAAATTCCAGAACTTCGTAACTTTCACCACTTTAGAAGAGCCTTCAGATGAGGACGCTCTACTTCTGGCACAGTGGGTATCAGCTAATGCCAGCGCAGGTACTATGTATCTGTATGTTGTCTGGGACAGTGCAAAAGCCAACCTCGACGCGAACAACAAGACTGTGATCGCAGAGAAGATTAGAGAGCTTAATGCTACCGGCGTCTGTGTTGTATACCCTAAAGCAACTATTGCTGCCTTCGTGATGGGAACCGCTGCATCTATCGCCTGGGACCAAGCAAATGGCACTATTACCTTTGCGTTTAAGGCTCAGTCAGGTCTAGGCGCTGATGTGACCGACACTCAGGACAGCATCGCCCTGCTAGCTCATGGAGTTAACTACATTGGAAATTACGCTACCCGAAATGACAGCTTTGTGTTCTTCTATAACGGTCAGATGTTTGGTGAGTGGTCATGGATAGATACCTACCTGAATGCCTGCTACTTATGTAACAAGTTACAGGTTCAGCTGATGGCCATGTTCACCTCTAATCGCAGGATACCTTACACCCAGGAAGGTTACGCGATTATTAGAGCCAACTGTAGGGATGTGATCGAATCTGCAATTAACAACGGCGTTATCAATAAGGGCGTCACACTGTCAAATGCTCAGAAGTCCGTGCTGACCTCAGAGCTTGGTGGTGACTTCTCAGACGAGATCTACAACAACGGCTACTACCTGCAGGTGCTTGACGCTACAGCTCAGGCAAGACAGCAGCGCGTATCACCACCTTGCAATCTTGTATATACCTACGGTGGCGCAGTGCAGAAGCTGACACTTCCTGCCATTGCAGTGGTTTAACGGAGGAAATATAAATGGCTTTCGATATAACTAGCGCTAACTCAACCTTGGTCTTAACCGTCGAAAATTTATACCCAGCGGGTGTAAAAATCGAGGGTTTCTCTACCGATAACAGCTTCGCCATGGACGATGACACTATCGCCGAAACTCACATGGGAGTAGACGGCAAGTTGACTGCCGGTTTCACTCCGAGCGAAAAGAGCGTGACTATAACTCTTGATGCCGGCTCACCTTCCTATGAAGTTCTCTGCAATATCTACAACATGTCAAAGACCAATATGACTGTATTAGAGGCTTCAATGCAGATCACAGTTCCCGCCTTAGGGAAGGAATTCAGCTTTAAGAACGGTGTGATGGTGACAGGTCATCCACTGCCAGCCGGTGAAAAGGTTCTAGGTAACACAAACTGGACTTTTAAGTTCGGTAAGTTTGACACATCATCAATCTAGAAGATCGTCCACAAGACGCGCGTAAGTTAAGCCCTGCTTCACAGTGGGGCTTTTTTATTTGAGGACTAAAAAATGAGAACATCAAAAAACATAACTATTACCGATAATGGCAATAACTACAATTATGTTCTGACCAAAATGTCGGCTTTGAATTTGCAGAAATGGACCGCTCGAGGCTTCGCTGTACTGATTGAAACAGGCATCTTAGAACAGGAAGCAGTGAGCAATGACTTCTTAACCAATTTAAAAGCGGTATTCTCTAAATTCAGCGGTGATACTTTAAGCCACTTGGGTAGAGTCAACTGCGACAAGCTCGACGCTCTAGTGTTAGATCTTATAGGCAAGACCGCAGAACGCGTGGTAGGCGCAAGTAAGATTAAAGTTACTGAAACTGACCTTGACAGCACCCTCGAGAACTTGAGCTCTCTATTAGAGCTCGAAAAGGAGTGCCTCTTTATAAATTTTCCGATGTTTGCAGACGTCAAGCCGTCAGACTTCCAGCCCTCAGACCAGACGGAAAAACCTACTGCCAAACAGCGAACATTGATAAGACCTTCTCGATCTTAATTGCAAACAGGCTCGCAACCCTTCGCGAGCTTGAAGAGTACTACTCTATCGACGATGCGCTTGACATTCTTGAATGCTGGTCAGTTGATCAGTTCAACCGATATATAGCGCAAAAGCCAGACAAACAGAAGAGGTTTTAAATGGCCACAATCTCTGACATGATTAAAATTCAGCTGGGACTTGAAACTGCAGAGTTCAACAAGTCTCTGCAGAAGTCTAAAGAGAACATTCAGAAGACCTCCTCTGAGCTGGCCAAAGGCGCTGATCAGGTGGCGGGCAAGGCCATAGGTCAGATCGCAGGCATTGCCAGAATGGTGGCCGCGCCTCTCGCAGGAGCCATGTCTATAGGCTCTATGATTAAGTCGTACTTTGGCGGTGTGGCTCAGGTAGCACAGATGACAGGAGCCTACAGTCCTCAGCTTGAAGAGTGGCGCAAAAAGAGAGCTCTGCTAAACCGTGTTACAGCTGAAGACATTCAGCTCTACAAGAAAAGCCGTGAGGCGTTAACCAAGTTTCAGATAACCCTGGCTGACATCTCAGCTAAGGTTATGAGACAGGCGTCTCCTGCTTTTAAGTACTTTGTTGAAAAGCTCGAAAAGGTCAGCGAGTGGATGGATGCCCACAGTGACGACATCGTTCGCTTTATCACGGTTCTCGCAGGAGTTATCGCGACCGCGCTTACACCAGCACTCTTAAAAATGGCCGCTGCTTTGCTGTTTAATCCTATAACCTGGATTGTTGCCGCGCTTGTAGGCCTGGCAATGGTGATTGACGATCTCATCGTTTGGCTTCAGGGCGGAGAGTCTGCACTTGACAGCTTCTGGGCACAATTTGGCTCTCGCGAACAGGTTCTCGCGAAGATACAGGCAGCCATTAAGCTGACCGTAGCAACGCTTGAATCTATGTGGAAATCGCTCAAAGCCGGAGTAAAGGCTGCGGTTGACTGGTTCGGTGAGTTCTGGTCAAGTTGTAACGGTACAGAGCGGGTAATCAACACGCTGAAAGATGTCTTTCATTCAGTTGTTCAGACTGTGAAGGATGTCATAGCCATCTGGGATGCACTTGTCGATAGCATGAAAAAGACAGGCTTTCTTGATGATCTTGCAAACGCCTTCGATGGCGCGCTGTCTTTTATCCTTGGCGCTTTTAAGCTGTTCTTCTCAGCTCTGCAGGCCATCTTTGGTCTAATCAAAGGACTTTTAACAGGAGATTGGGGGTCGTTTAAAGAAGCTGTTTCAAAGGCGGTAGAGAGCGCAGAAGAAACTTTCTCAGGATTGCTCAAGATCGTAGGCTCCGTGCTTAATCAGCTGTGGGAGCTTTCCAAAGAGATCTTCGGTCGTATAGGCTCATCACTTACCGGAGTTATATTTAGCGCGGTAGAGGATGTAAAGAACTCTCTCTTAAGTCTGCTCGGGTCCGTCGAATCCATCATAAATCGGGTGGAGGAACAGATACGAGAGACTTTAGCCGGCATTGGAAACTCAATTAAGGCCACTATAGCTGACGCCATAGACGGCATAAAGGCGGCTTTTACAGGCCTACTCGATACAGTTAAATCGGTCCTAAACCAGATATGGGAGTCAGCAAAAGCGATCTTCGACCACATCGGAACCGCGCTAAAAGAGTCTTTAACCCCAGACCTCGACAAATGGAGTAAAAAGCTCAATCCAGTAAACTGGTTCTCTGATGATGCTGATGAGAAAAAAGAAAGCGATACCGAGAGCGATACACGAGCTGAATCTGTTGTTCAAACGCAGCCAAAAGCACCTGCAGAGGCAGAAAGTGAAACAAGAACCACGCCGAGATATGTCTTCTCTGACCTGAGTCAGATGCAGAGTTCAGGACAGGCAGCAGAACGCAATGTTGTGAACAACAGCTCTAATCTGAATCGTACAAGCGTCGACAGTCATGCAACAGTCAACATTACAACTAATAACCCTGCGGTCGCAGGCGCGGTAGTGGAGCAGGTGACACCTGTCGGGGACAGCTCAGCTTATGTTGATCAGAGCGTTGTGGCTATATCTTAGGGAGGCAGAATGGCAGATTTTCTCGACGGAAATTCAAGCCTGCAGGATACACTTAGCAATGGTGCCGGAGCTGTAGCAGGAAAGGCGATAAAGTACGGCAACAAATGGCTTGATCATAAGATCAATTTTGGTCTTAACTACGCCAAAAATTATGCCCGACAGTTCGACTTTCTGGGCATTCTGCCTGAACAGTGGACTCTGCTGGACAGCGAAGGCGAGAAAGCCTTTGACTTTGACAGTTTCGCAAAGCTCAATCTGAAATCGGAAAGTAAAATCATTCAGGCTCCTGTCGAGAGGGGGAGTTTTGTGATGTACAACAAGCTCAATACACCACTTGAGCTTAAGTGCGTTCTCATTAAGCAAGGACTGCCAGAAGAGCTTCAGACATATGTAGACGCTCTTCTTGACTACGCGGACAGCACAAATCTGCTGTCGATTGTCACACCAGATAAGGAGTACACGAACATGAACCTTGTCTCGGTAAGCTTTGATCGCTCCGCAGAAGGGGGCGTTAATCTCATCATGGCAGACTGCGCCTTTACCGAGGTAAGACAGGTTACACCTGAATACACTTCAGCTCGAGTCGCTAAAAAGGTTAATCGTGGCAGACAGCAGGGTAAGCCAAGATCAATGCTCTCTTATATCAAAGGAGGCTTTAGGTGATTGAAGTACCTCTGACCGCAACTCCTAACCAAGAGGTTTCTGTAGAGCTTGATGACCAAGACTGCACCATACAGATGCGACAGCTTGGATCGTACACCTTTCTGTCTCTATGGCTTGACTCAGACTTAATCGTTGAAAACGCAATCTGTATGCCTGGTGTCGCCATTCTTCAGGGGTACATTCCAAAGTTTAAGGGAAACTTTGTACTGGCGGATTCGTCAGATCCTGAAAAGCAACAGTTATCGGACTACAGAGAACTCGGATCGCGATTCCTTCTTCTTTATCTTACAGAGGCCGAAGTGAATGAGCAGTCTCAATCTGTATGACGCGAACGCAAAAGCGCAAAATCCGAACGGTAATACTTCGTTCAGGCGTCGCAAAATTAGAGTTCAAATCACTCTGTCAAAAGGACGTTTTAAGAATAAAGAAGGCAACTCGATCGTACTTGATGACTTTGGTGTCGTGGTGAAAATCGACAAAAGCGGACCCCCAGAGTTTGGTAAAGCCAGCATCGAAATTTATGGCTTAAGCCTTGACGTAATGAGTCAGCTGTCCACCCTGAGCATGCGTCCGCTTTTCACGAGACGAAACTATGTCAATGTTTTCGCGGGTGATGAGTTCTCGGGCATGTCGCAAGTGTTCGCAGGTTCAATCACAAGCGCGTCAGCTGACTTTAATGGCGCCCCCGAGGTCAAATTTAAGATCGAGGCCCGTATAGGCTATTTCGGCTCTGTGACAGCACAGGGGCAGGGCGTAGTCAATGGCGCACAGCCCGCCTCCTCTTTTATTGCCCTCCAGGCAAAAGCTGCGGGACTTAACTTTGAAAATCAAGGCGTAAATGCAAGCATTCAGAATTCTGTTTTCACTGGGTCTCCTATAGAGCAGGCAAGACAGGCTGCGAACCAGATTGGCGCAGAGCTTATCATCGACGATGAGAAGATGATCTTAATCGGTAACGGTAAGAGCATAAAAGGAACTGTACCTGTGCTGTCCGCCACATCGGGGCTGCTGGGTTATCCGGTCATGACCCAGAACGGCATTGAATGCAAAGCTATCTTTAATCCAAATTTTAGATTTGCGGGTCTCGTCGAGATCAAGTCGATGGTGCCAAAGGTCTCAGGACAGTGGCGCATCATTAAGCTCTCTCACAGCCTGGCTGCGAACCTTCCGGGTAACGGACAGTGGGAAAGTAACCTAACGGCTTACTATCCATCCATGAGTGGCGCTATCGGCCGTTTCATGTAAGGAGCTATAAGTGAACGATTCAGATATCAGTGCTGTAAACAAACGACCGCTCAACGGCGTGTATTCGGGAAACTCCCCCTATAACGCTACACAACAGCAGATTGATGCACGACTGCAGAAAATCGAAACCGCTTTTGTAGCTAAGATTGACAGCTGTCAGAGCTCAGGCATCGCGGGGGCTAAAACAGTCAGCGCCACACCACTAACGCAGATGACCGACGGCAATGGTAATGGTTACCAGTCTCCACCTTATCCTTCATTGCCCCACTACCGGATACAGCAGGGGAAGGGTGCAATAATCATGAACCCAAGACCCGGCGATGTTGGTGTCTTTGTATGTAGTAAAAGAGACATTTCTAAGATTTCTGTTTCAAACAAAACACCAGCACCACCGGACTCCACTCGAAGTTTTTCGTGCTCTGACGCTGTAATGGTAGGAAGCATTCACACTGAGACACCGACCTACTACATCTCATTCGAGGACGACGACAAGATCTTAATCCATGCCCCTGCGGGAGTGACGATTGAGAGTGATGCTTTCGTAGAGGTAAAAGCCCCTAAGGTTACGGTAAGGGCCGATACTGTAACGGTTACTGCGTCCCAATCTGTCACAGTAAACTCACCCGAGATCACTCTGAACGGCCATGTCACTGTGACCGGAGGCATTAACGTGGGTGGTGGTCAGGGAGCTATTGTTTCCGGAAATGTCAAGGTAGACCAGGACGTAACCGCTGGCAGTATATCTCTTCGTAGTCACGTTCACGGCGGTGTTCAGTCGGGCAACTCGACTACATCTGCACCTCAATAGGAGCATAAATATGTCATCAGCTCATACTCTTACGCTCGATTTTGACTGGGACCTTCACGTTGATCCTGCCGGAAACCTTCCTGTAAGTTTTGAAGGCTACAGCATAGCGCAGAATGTGGCCAACGCATTCAGGTTGTTCACTAATGACGCCTGGTACTTCCCCGAAAAGGGAATAGCGCATTTTTTAATTGAACTTAGAAAAGGTCCTAAACTGAACGTACTCAAGACAAGACTTAAACAGGCGGCGCTTGCTGTCGAGGGCGTAGCTGACTGCGATATATCACTACTGCATTTTGAAGATCGCGACTTAAGCGGTCTTGCCACCATAACGCTGACCAATGGAGATAAGTTCGATGTTGCAATTTAACCCTAATACAGGTTTTTCAGTGTCGGAAATATCCGACATCAGAGACGAAGTAGCGCAAGACTGGGTGGAGGCTTTCAAGGAAGAGGGAAAACCGGAGCTCAACACTGATCCTGAAACCCCACAGGGGCAGATCATCGACTCCGAGACTGCCGCCGTGCACCAGAAAGATACAGAGCTTGCGTTTCTGGCTCAGATGTTCAATCCTCAGACAGCCTCGGGCCGATGGCAGGACGCACTCGCGAAGATTTACTTCTTAAACCGAAAGCCTGCGATCAACTCTAGTGCTGTCTGCACATTAACAGGTCTTGCCAATACCGTAGTTTCAGCAGGATCACAGATTAGATCAAGCTATGATCAGACAGTATGGACTCTTGCAGAAACCGTGACAATCGGGGCGAACGGCAAAACCACAGGACACTTTACATGTCTGAGTGAAGGTTCTATCCAGGCAGGTCCCGGAACTCTGACACAGATTGTGACAGCGATTCCCGGCTGGGATATGGTGACCAATCCTGCGGCAGCCGAAGTAGGTCAGTTAGCAGAAAGTCAGTCAGCGTTCGAGTCAAGACGCTACAGGTCTGTGGCGCTAAACAGTCGCGGTACTACGTCAGCAGTTTATGCACGAGTTGCTGAAACACCTGGTGTGATAGCTACATATGTTACAGACAACAAAGCTAACACACCTAAACAGGTCGACGGTTACACGCTTAAACCACACTCAATATTTGTCGCTGTTATCGGTGGCGCAGATCAAGATATAGCGGATGCTATGTACCACTCTGTCAGTGCGGGTTGTGATTACAATGGCAACACCAGCGTGAAAGTTACAGACCTGAATTCGGGAGCTATAGAGACTGTACTCTTTCAACGCCCTGTTCAGATGCCTATCTACGTGCGTGTCTTTCTGCAGGATGACGGAGCTCTGCCTAACAGGTACGAGGCGACCATTAAAGAAGCCGTAATCGCGAACTTTTACGGCTCCGATACCTCAGCAACAATTCAGGGTAATGCGATCCTCCGTGCAACAATGAACAGCGACGTCTACTCAAGCAGGTTCATGCCCTCAATCCTAAACCGAGGCATAAATCAGATCTTAAGGGTAGAACTTTCTAAGGACAACAAAACCTGGACAGATTTCGTTCACATTCCCATAGATAAAGATCCTGTGATCACTGACAACGAGATCACAGTGACCGTCCAAAAGTGAGGCGCTTAATGAGTGAAGATAATGAGTTTCATATAGAAGCTACGGTTCAGTCTCAGTACGCTGCATCACCTCATCTGAGAGCACTGATTGACAGCTTCTGGAGAGCGGTTAATCCCAAAGAAGGCATTGACCTAATCTACACTAAGATGATTGATGTCGATACCGCCGAAGGTTTTGGCCTTGACGTGTGGGGGTGCATTGTAGCGATAAATCGCGAAAACCTGGCCGTGAATGAGAAGAACCACTACCTGGGCTTTACCCCAGTGGAGGGTCAGCAGAACACTCGACTTGACACGATGGACAATGCTCCTTTCTACGAGCCCGTCGAAGGTCACGTGCGGTTGGATGACGCAGCGTACCGTACCTACATCAAATGCAAAGCGATGCTAAACATCGGTGACTCAACCCTCGCAAGCATTAACCTGCTTATAAAAGGGCTCTTACCGGAAGCTAACATCTGCTGCATTCATCCAGATACCATGATGCTGCGACTTATCGTACGCGCAAGATTATCAGAAGCGGATAAGAGATCGATTCTCGCCCTGCCCTGGCTACCTGCCGGGGTCGGACTTGAGTTCTATCGTCTACATGCTCCGATCTTCGGATTCCGGGGGTCTGGACTGAATCCATTTAAGTGTGGCACCTTCGCCACATCAAAACCAGTTAATATTGAAGAGGAAACAAACTAATGGCGATATTCAACGAACCCGCCCAATGGGACCACGTCTTAGGAAGCAAAGCTGATGTGCGTCCACTGCCTGATGACACCTCTGCGACGACTGGTCTAGCCTCGCTCCAAAAACTGTTCCAGATGATCAATCAGATACCTCTCGACGTCGGTGGCGTCGCGCCTGGCAGACTTGACTTCAATGCTCTGTTCAAGCTCTTGGGTGATTCTATCTTCTACGCCATGAACGGTGGTTTGGCCTCCTACAACCAAGCATATGACTATCCTCCCAACCGTGTCGTTGTATACGGCGACGGATTGTATAAGTGTATTCATGCCAACGGCCCAGATGCGTCAGTTGTCGTACCTGGTACCAATGACGCGGTATGGCAGAAAATCCCTACTACGAGTGATGTTTCAGCCTTGATTCCGATTGCGACCACACTTATAAAGGGTATAGTTCAGCTCTGCGACAATATCGATGCGAACGCCACTGACAACTCCAAAGCGCTGACACCTTATGCAGTTGCACGACAGAAATATGTCAAATCTGTCAATACGGTAAGAGCAGATGCGTACGGCAACGTATCAATCACGCACGTAAATTCTGCTGCATCCGCTGACTCAGCCACAAAAGCTGTGCAAGACAGCGCAGGACAGCAAATTAACACCACTTATATTAAATCGTTGGCCATAAACGGAAGAACGATTACCTACACAAAAGGCAACGGCGCAACAGGTAGCATCACCACACAGGACACAACATACTCGAAGCTAAGTCAGTTCTGGAATGATGTCGGTTACATCACAAGCGCGGGTTCGTGTGCCTACGCAACCAAGGCAGCGCAGGACAGCTCAGGACAGCAGATCGACACTACTTACCTCAAAGCACTGACCCTGAATGGTCAAACTCTTACTTACACAAAAGGCAACGGCGCTACGGGTGGCGTTGATTTGACCACGCTAAGCAAGGTGTCCCTTCTAAGCGACCGACTTGGGGACGGGACCTGGACGTTAAGCGGTGTCGTGGTCGGCAAACCCATTTTTATAACGCATAACGCCGGTGCTACACCGGGTGGAGCCGTACTGCAGGCGGTTAGTGGCACATCAGACCTGCGCACTCAGCATGGATTTGGTGTCTGGTTCACTATCTATTCCGGCAACATATATGGCGGAGCTTGCGCAATCATCATCCCTACAAGCAGTACTGTCGTGATTAATGTCAGTGCTAGCACCGACGATGGTGATCACTTCAGAGCATATCAGTAAACGCGGGAGGCTAACAATGATTAAGGTGTACAAATACGAAGGCCACTGTGTCAATGTCACATCGGCTTTTGATGCGCATAGACTGGAACGCTTAGGAGCGATCGAAGTCAAAGATTTGTCAATCTTTAAGGGGTTCGAGAAAGAGGTCTCACCCCTGAACACAATTGTTAATGATGATGGCACCATTACTTTTAATCTTGACGTCGAACAACAAAAAAACAAATCTGACATGCAAAGCGTGCAAAGAGATCTCAATGAGCTGAATCAGTCGCTTGAACAGCTAAAAGAAGCATATCTATCAGCTGTTCTCTGCGGTAATGAAGAAGCTCAGGTAAGAATTAAAGCACAGTATCAGTCAATTCTGAAAGGAGAAGAAAAATGATCTCTGTTCTGGAGGGGCTCTGCCCTTACTGTCTGAAGCCTTTAAACAAAAACGGTGACTGCTCTGAACCATGCGCTCCCGGTAAGCTCAAGCGTGACCTAAGACTGAAACAGACAGCTCTTGACAACGCAAATAAGAATAAAGTTTCTGAACCGGCAGAAAAGGACTAAAAAACATGGCGATATTCAAAGAACCTAAACCTTGGGCTCATGCTCTTGGCAACAACGCAGACGTGCAGGAGCTGCCGGACGACACAGGCGCAACCACAGGTCTCGCCTCACTGCAGCGTCTGTTTCAGATGATCACACAGACGCCTATCGAGGCCGGCGGTATCGCGCCTGACAGAGTCGACTTCAACTCACTCTTCAAGCTCTTGGGTGATTCTATCTTCTACGCCATGAACGGTGGTTTGGCCTCCTACAACCAAGCATATGACTATCCTCCCAACCGTGTCGTTGTATACGGCGACGGATTGTATAAGTGTATTCATGCCAACGGCCCAGATGCGTCAGTTGTCGTACCTGGTACCAATGACGCGGTATGGCAGAAAATCCCTACTACGAGTGATGTTTCAGCCTTGATTCCGATTGCGACCACACTTATAAAGGGTATAGTTCAGCTCTGCGACAATATCGATGCGAACGCCACTGACAACTCCAAAGCGCTGACACCTTATGCAGTTGCACGACAGAAATATGTCAAATCTGTCAATACGGTAAGAGCAGATGCGTACGGTAATGTATCCATAACGCGTGTAGATTCGGCCGCATCAGCAGATACAGCAAAA